CAAGATCGAATGTGAAGCTGATAGGCAACGTATTATCAATGGAGAACCAATATTTGCTGCTGGCGTTTGGATTCACCAGAAAAAGGACGAATGACATTCAATATAATCTCAACTTTCAGTGGTGTAGCTGGTTCTAGTTTGGGTTACAAGTTGGCGGGAGGTTCCGTAAAACTCGCAGTTGAATGGGATCAGAACGCTGTTGATTGTTATAAATTAAATTTTCCAACAACACCAATTTATCCTGGTGATATTGCAAACTTATCCGTTGAGCAAGCTTGGGAAATGAGTGGACTAAAACCAGGAACGTTAGATTTATTTGATGGGAGCCCGCCATGTCAAGGTTTCAGTACCGCAGGCAAAAGGGATTTTTCAGATTCAAGAAATCAATTATTTAAACAATATGTTCGTTTGCTAAAAGGACTACAACCCAAAGTAATGATAATGGAAAACGTATCTGGAATGGTAAAAGGTAAAATGAAAGTAATTTTTGCTGAAGCCATGAAAGAATTAAAAGCATGTGGTTACAACGTTAAAGCCAAGTTACTAAACGCCCAATATTACAACGTTCCTCAAAGCAGACAACGATTAATCTTCATCGGAATAAGAAACGATTTAAACATTGAGCCAACTTTTCCAAAACCACAAACTAGACCAATAACATTAAGAGAGGCATTAGCTAAACCAATAAATAAAGAAGGCGATGTTTATGCAAAGTTAAGTGGTAAGTATGGCAAAATGATGGATACGATGGTGCGACCAGGAGGGAAGCTTTCAGACGTTCATCCTAAAGGTTCTGGTTTCAACTATATCAAGCTTAGATGGGATAAACCGTGTTGTACCATACCTAAATCAGTAACGTATTCTGGTGCAGTCCTATGGCATCCAGAAGGTCCACCATTAACTGGTAGAGAACTTCAAAGGCTTGCAAGCTATCCTGATGATTTTAAATTTATTGGAACATATAGTGATTGGAATGCTCGCATAGGTAACTCAGTACCACCTAACTTTATGCGTGCTATTGCTGAGCACGTTAGGGACAACGTTCTTCTAATTAGTTAAGCAAACGTTTAATAACTCCTGCCAGAAATTAACATAAGTTTTTTAAGTTTTAGGGGCTGACAAACTTTTTCTTCACGACACAATACAAACTTCCATTACCTTACATTAAACTGTATGTGGAAAACGAAATCCTTCTCTTACCTTCCGAGCATTGAATAAACAATTCTAGATTTGATTAAGCCAGTAGTGACTTTATTGTTGCTACTGGCTTTTTTCGTTTCATTGCCATTGATCGCCAAAACGGTCTCCTAGGATCACGTCTAACGCATCGGGATGAACTCGGTCGATCTAAACCACGACCGAAAACGCAATGATTCTGGCTAGATAATTGGATGCCACGGCGAATACCAACATTCCGTTCCAACCAACCGTTAAAAAGATTTGTTTCTTCAACGGCACCAGAACGGTTCTATCAGCAGGCTCGTTGGCGTAAACTTTCTTCTATCTGCCTTCGAGAAGAACCTATTTGTAGAATTTGTAAGAAGCACATTAGCCAGCAAGTTGACCATATCATTCCAGTAGCTAAGTGCGAACAATATGGAATCAGTCCATTTGATAGAAATAATTTAAGAAGTCTGTGTATTGTTTGTCATAATAAAATAAGAAAAACACAATAAGGAGCATAGATAACTTGAAACATCAATAAAACAATAATGTTGTTGATGAATACCACAGGTACGTATAGTGGGGGGTAAATCCATAGAGGGATTTTGCCAATTAAACGGCTTGTGGCAAGCGTGTTTTTTCGCACAATTTTGAGTTCAAAAACGAGGTATTATGGCATATGGCACACCTATTCTTCCACAAGTTTATACATTCACTGTAACGGCTGGAGATACATTTGAAGATACTGTTATAAATTTTCCTGGCATCGCTGTATTCCTTCAGTTAAGCAATGAAGGTAGTGATTCGCTCGATGTAAGATTAAACAGCTTAACGACCTACTTCACACTTCAAGCTGGACATACGCAAGTTTTCAATTACAACGATTGTCACCTAACTTCTGTTGCTTTTAGAAACGTTAATATATCAGGTGGTGGAAGCGATGTTTATATGGAAGTATTAGCAGGAGTGGTGGCATCATGAAAAACAATTACTGGCTGAACAATAAACAAGAAAAAGAATTTAAAGCAATTAACCAACATCAAATTGCTATTGCTTTACAAATGTGTGATTATCTCAATACCAACTCCAGAACTGTTGCTGTAGACGTTGTTGAACAAGCTTATAGTGTTGCACTCAATGGCTCATTTGAAACGCTGAGAGACGACCTTAAACAAGCCAAAAACGATTATGGTGCTGGTGCCGATGAAGCCATAGAACGAATTGGCAAACAACAATTTGTAAACTATTGGAACGACTGGAAGGCTTACGAAAGAGCAATGATAATGCCAGCAGTTTTTTTAGCTCCAAACGATATCAAGGAAAAAGTCATTGATTTGGTTCGAAGCTTCAAGGATTAACTAATGGCTAGAATACCTAATCCCAAAGCGTTGAACGATTTACGGGGCGATCCTGGAAGACGTAGGCGATACCAGAAGGAGCCAATACCACCAGCGGGTTTACCGACTTGCCCCGACCATCTAGACGAACTAGCTAAACAAGAATGGAATGATGTAACAATTATTTTACAAGAAATGAATTTGTTATCAAAAGCTGATGGCAAGATGTTGGAAATATATTGCGTTAGCTATTCAAGATGGAGAAAAGCAATTGAGAACGTCAGCAAGTATGGTGAATTGCTTTATGATAAAGAAGAAAAAGGTTGGAAAGATAATCCATATGCAAGTCGGGCTGATCGTTTGCAAGAACAAATAAGAAGATGTTTGCTTGAATTTGGAATGAGTCCAGCAGCAAGAGCAAGAATGCGGACGACCATTGAGCCAGCTAAGCCCCAAAGTAAATGGGCAAATATTAAACCTTGCACTCGTTGAGATTTTTGTTCAGGTTACTCTAACTAATGCATGAGCATACCTCGCAATCAAGCAGCAAATCATGCCGTAGAATGGATTAATAATCTAACTTTAACTGGTGATTTTAGTGGGCAACCATTTACACTCCGACCATGGCAAGAAAATAAAATTATCAGACCATTGTTTGGAACGTTAGGAAAAGATGGTAAGCGTGCTATCAATACATCAGTTTGGTTATTGTGTAGAAAACAAGGTAAATCACAATTAGCAGCAGGTGTATTGTTGTATGCTCTTTGCAACTTCCCTCCTGGTCAACAAATATATTCAGTTGGAAGAGATCGTGCCCAAGCTAGTGAAATATTTAATCTAGCAAAACAAATGTGTGAGCAAGACCCTGAGTTGATGCAAATTTATGGAATTGAAATAATTGATAGTCAAAAAAGAATTGTTATTCCAAGTCGCCATTCTTTTTATGCTGCACTATCAAAAGAGCACAAAGGTTCTAAGTTAGGCAAAAACCCTAGTTTAATTTTAATAGATGAAGCCCAAAACGCTGACCACAATATCGTATCAGCATTAACAACTGGGCAAGCATCTAGAATCAATAACCCGCCGTTAACCATTTGGATTATGACTGGAGGCGATAGAAAAGATGGTATTGGTTACGAAGTAAGTGAACATGCTAAGAAATTAGAATCAGGAGTTGTAACCGATAGTAGTTGGCATACGGCTTTATGGTATGCGAAAGAAGAAGAAGAGGATCAGTGGGACCAACCGTCTTTGTGGAAACGGGTCATCCCAGCACTTGGTGATTTCGTTTCGGAAACATTTTACAAAAACGAGGCTATTAAAGCCCATCATCTTCCAAGACTACAAAGCGACTTCAAAAAGTTTTATTTGAATTTATGGCAATCACCAAATTCGTCTTGGTTACATGATTCTGACTGGATGAAAAACGATGCTGAACCATTAGGATGTGATGAATTTATTTTAGGTTTGGATTTAGCTTCTGTTAATGATACAAGTTCAGCGGTTCTATTTGGAAAAAATAAAGAAGGTACATTTGATGTTATACCTTTTATTTGGGTTTGTCAGAGACAAATTTTAGAATGTACTGAGGTTCAAGCATCATATCCAATTTGGGCTAAACAAGGTTTCTTAAGGGTTACTCCTGGAGATTGTCAAGATCAAGAAAGGATTTTAGCTGATCTAATCGACATATGTGGCACCTACAACGTTACAAAAATAGGTTTAGACAGGTGGGGCACTCAATATTTTGGTCCAAAAATACTTGATGAATTACCTGAAGTAGATATTCAAGCTGTAAGCCAGGGCATGAGGGATATATCAGAACCATTAAAACAAATAGAAAGGTTATGTTTAGGTAAGCAATTACGTCATGGTGGCCATCCTGTAATGCGTTTTCAGTGTTCTAATGCTCGAATTATCAGGGATCACAGCCAAAATATTAGGCTTGATAAACGTAATGGCGAAACAATGGACAGTATGCAAGCATTAGCGATGGCGGTTGCTCGGTTCGATTTCAGCGGGTTAATTGAATCTAGTAAGAAGAGCGTGTATGAAAACCGTGGAATGTTTATTCTTTAATTCAAAAAGCCAATAACAAACGATTTAGCAGGAAAACGGCATAACCTTTCTAGATAAGTTATGTTCAAATTTCTGAAAAATATCTTCTATCGTGAGTCAGCACTGGAAAATCCTCGTACTCCATTAAATAGCCTAGGGTACCCTTCAACGCTATCGACCATCCACGTTGACGAAAGCTCAGCAATGGGGTTTATTCCCATCTATGCAGCGATAAACCGCATTAGTACAGACGTGGCATCGTTGTCCCTCAAGGTATATGAAAACGTGAATGGTGGAAAACATACTGCACCAGATAACCCAATTTATGATTTAATTCATCATTCTCCCGATGGCATTATTACAAGCTTTCGCTGGCGTCAGGCAATGATGGGACACGTTTTAACTTATGGAAACGGTTACAGTAAAATAATTAGAAATGGTGCTGGAACGCCTATTCGTTTGCAATTGTTGCCTCCTAATCAAGTAACTCCCGAAGTACTCAATGGGCAATTGGTTTACAAGTGGCAAGGAAAAGAAGGCTTAGAAAAAATACCTTTTTTCAACATGCTCCACGTAGCAGGACTCGGTTTTGACGGGCTAAAAGGCTATTCACCCATCAAAGTATGTATGTCTGGAATATCCTCAGGGATGGCAGCAGAAGCTTTTGGTAATGCTTTTTTTGGTAATGCAGCAAGACCATCAGGAGTATTAACAAGCACAAAAGAATTAACTGAACAAGCAAGAAAAAATCTTAGGGAAGGTTGGCAAGCCGTGCAAGGTGGTCCAACGAATGCAGGACGAACCGCTTTACTCGAAGATGGAGTTACATGGTCGAGTATTTCCATTCCACCAGAGGAAGGTCAGTGGATTCAAACAATGAATTTTTCGGTGACTAACATAGCCAGACTTTATGGATTGCCCCCCCACAAAATTGGCGATTACAGTAGAGCAACCTTTTCCAACATCGAAGAATCGAACCAAGATTATTTAGAGACTTCTCTTCGACCATGGTGCGATTCAATTGAAGGCGAGTTAAACATCAAGTTATTTTCAAAAGATGAACGTAAACGATATTTTTGTCAGCATAACTTTATGTCTTTTCTTCGGGCAAATTCCGACATGA